CTATGGTGTAGACTTAACGACATTTGTACTAACCAATTTCGGTATGCACATGTGTGAAGAGGTCCTACCGGGTGACTTTCCAGTAGGCTCGAAGTCGAATGACGATGATGTTGATGCTGCGGGGACTGGTGTGCTACGAGATGAAAGTCCATATGCGTTTGACTTCGCTGACTTCAACGCACAGCACTCAAAAGAAGCAATGAAGGCAGTGATTAAGGCGTACCGCGACGTGTTTGTGGGCGACATAACACCCGAGCAGGTTGAAGCGATTAACTGGGTCTATGCCGCACACGACTGTACGGTTATTCATGACAATATGGGCTTGAAAACTGAGTACGAGAGCAAAGGGACATTGCTCAGTGGACATCGGCTGACAACATTCATCAATTCTGTGTTGAATAAAGTGTATAGCAAAAAACTTCTTGAAGGATCTAAACGTATAATCAAGTCTGTACACAACGGCGATGATATCCTTTTTGGTATTCGTAAAATATCAGAATGTAGCATGATGCGCAGGAACGCGCTTAAATATAACATCCGGGCTCAACAGTCTAAATGTGCAGCATTCGGAATTGCAGAATTCCTGCGTGTTGACCACACGCGGCCGGGCAACGGACAATATTTAACGCGCGGAATAGCCACTTTAGTGCATAGCAGGATAGAATCTGCGGGCAGTAAAAACATATCTGATTCGCTCGAAGCCAATGAGTCAAGGCTGCGTGAGGCAGTAGACCGTGGGCTAGACACTAATGCAGCAAAGATCTTGCGCTATTTGTATAACAAACGTGTATCAGCAATATTCGAACACACAGTTGATGATGCTTATACAATTGTGAGTACGCACCGCGCGCTAGGCGGCCTGAGTTCTGGGCCGAGAGCGATGCGCAGCCACGTGATTGAGAATCAAATAATAGAAACAGGTGAGGTCGAAGAGCTAAAAGGAGTATCTCTACCTGGCGTAGTTGCATTTGCAAACGCAGTTACAAGCAGGCTTAATCTACCTGAAAAGAGAGAACAGATTAACAAAGCACTTATGCAAGCCACTCTTTCGATGGCACTCCCCCGGCGCACCGGGAAAGTCATCAATAAGATCAGCGAAAGCAGTGAATCTTCAATCAAGATTGGATTGTATAAGTGTTTTAAAGACCTGAGGTCAAAAGCGACTTTCGGGCAGGCCAAAATGGCAGGTGTTGTGCTTGCTATGGTCAGTGACGACGAACGGATCGAACTACTTCAAATGACATTGTCTAAAGTTGAAGATCCACTGAGTTGGTTGTCCTTGCTCGTTTAGGCAGCTATTGTGCCCAGGCATGAAGACGGCAACGTGACC